GAATGTTCAAGCTCTACACTTTCTTTAGAGAATCCTTTACCTTCTTGTTGTAAGACTTTGAATACTTTAGTATTTAATTCTACATCTCTAATACAATACTCTAACATCTCTTCAGAATACTCATCATACTCTTCGAAGTCTATCTTAGGATATCCAAGTTTAAATCCCCATCGTTCCAGTCCATGTCCACCTTCTCGGATAGGGTAGAAAAGTCTTGATGTTACTAAGGTATCTATAACTTTGATTCCTCCTTGTCTAAAACTAGTTAGCTTCTCCAACATAGGAATGTCGAACCCTATAATGTTATGACCAATTAAAGTCTTTGCATTTTGTAAGAGTTCAACTCCCTTGTCAAGTTCCCAAGGAGGAAAACTAAATACCTCCTCGGTGTTTACATCTTGAGCAACAATACAATGTAAGGTGTCGACTGTATCCAAACCAATATCATCGTCACCTACTCTGTTTGTTTCTATATCAAATACTAAATCCATACTATAACTCCAAGGCTGAGAAGTCTGCATCTTCCTCTTCGTAAGATTCTTTTTCAAACTCCTGCAGCCTACCTGTTTCTCTATCGTATAATAAATGAGTTGCCATACCTACATCTCCTGTGTATCTAGATTTAAGTACTCTAACTCTAGTTGTATTGGATTCATTTATATCATCTGATTGTTGATTCCTTTCCAAGGCTATTACACAATCACTCAGTTGGGCTATTGACTGACTACCTCTAAGGTGACTAAGGCTGACTTCGATTCCATTCTCATGTCCTTTATCGCCATTAGCTCTACGTAAGTGAGAGACTAATACTACTCCTGCTCCAGTCTCTTCAACTATACTTCTTAGTCTAGTCATTATATTATCAATAGCCCTACGTTCATCTCCTTCAGATACTGCTGATACTAACATGTGTAAGTGATCTACCACTACCCATTTACATCCACATGCTATGATCATAAATCTTAGCTTAGTAAATATCTCATCAATATCATTCGTACCAAAGTGAGCATGAACCCATACTCTATTTTTATTATCGCCATCATATAGTAGATCAAAGAATTTGTCAAGCTCTTCTTCAGAAAACTTCTCTCGTTCCTGATCTATATACAATCTAGCATTAGCTTCAATTGAAAGTATACCATCAATGGTTCTTCTCCAATCTTCTTCTAATGCAATTACTCCTACATTATCTGTAGTATTCTTTATAAGATGATGCTCAAGTTCTCTAGTTACTGAAGACTTTCCTAGTCCAGTACCACCAGTCAACGTGACTAACTCACCTTGTCTTAAACCATATAGTTTTTTATTCAGTCCTTCCCAAGGGTAAGGTATACTATCTTTAACTGGTCTATTAAAAAACTTCTTCTTCTCTTCAGATACATTTATAACACCACTAGGAGTATAGGTCTTAGCACTCCACCATGCTTCCATAAAGTCCTTATGCTTATTAGCTACTAACATATCGTTAGCATCTTTAAAGCCATTAGGTAGCGTCATGATCTTAGCTTTACTTGGTTGGAATAACCTAGCAACTTTCTTAGCTGCCTCAGTACCACTCTTATCCTTGTCAAAACAAATGATAATATTTTCAAAGCTTTCTAAGAACTCAAGGCTATCTTTGATGTCACGCTCTGCTCCTGCAGCACCACGTTTGATTGATACTGCCGCCCACTTACTACCCATCAATTCATATGCAGCCATTGCGTCACATTCACCTTCGGTTATAGTAATATACTTACCACCTTTATTGAATAGTTGTTCACCGAACAAAGCAGTCTCTTCAAATGATCCTTTAAGATAGAAGTCTTTGTTCTCAACCTTTCTAGTTTTAGTTGCAGCTAACTCATGTCCATTGTAATATGGATAGTGATGCTCGATAGGTTTACCATCAGCACCATGTACAACTTTAACTCCATACTTCTTTGCAGTATCTTCAGATATTCTTCGATCTGTTAATGCGGCATAAGAACCTTCAGAGTTTGTAGGTTGCATTGGTTTAACCTTACGTTCTACAGCAGGCTGTGTAATATTAGATACATTTGATTCCTGTTGTGGGGCAGGATGAAATGTACCACATGTTGCATAGAAACATTTACTTGAGCCATCTGCATTTACAGATAAATGATTCTTGCCACAAGATGGACACTTAGCATTGTGTTGTATAAAAGCCATATAATTTCCCTCACGTTATTATTTAAAATTGGATGCTAGTTTTGTCAAGGTCTAGCAACTTGTTAGGCACACTAGTTTTCTGGAGAGTCCACTAGTTCTTCGACTACTTCTGCATCAGATGCTTCTGTGTCTTGTCCTTCGCTATTAACTATCTCAACAATTTTGTTGGAGAAAAAGTTAATGCCTGCCTGAACTTCTTCCAAGTCCAGTGTAAGATTTACTTTCTTCTGATTCAATCTCTGCAGTCTTCCGAAGATTCCTTGACCTTCTTCAGGTAAGTCTTCAACATTAATCTGCACATCATCAATCGTAATAAAAGGTTTTACATCTTCGTCTGTCATATTAAAACTCCTCTACTTCTGCCATACTTACTGCGGAAAAACCTACATCAGGATTATATTCTTGTAGTTGCACTACTTGAAGCCCTGCTAAATCCAAACCTTTAAACTTTCCAAAGGTAGGATGTGTAGTTTCCCACTCCTTATACATAACAATAACATCTGAACCATTACCAATTGCAATATCAATGTTGTTATTATCCTTATCCTTAAGTTGGGGTACATCATTATCTGTTTCCTCCATGATCCACTTACCAGTTTCATCGGTAACATTATTACCTTCAGCATCCTTCTTAGGTCTTTTGATTCTAGCTTTTCTTTTAAAGAATAAGAACTTCTCGTTACTTTCTTTATCAGTCTTAACTGAATGTTTGAATCCTCTGTTCTCAAAGTTTGCAATGATACTTTCAGAATCAGAATCAATTACCTCACCAAAGTTATTAACTACAATAGGATTGTAGATAGATGCTTGAAAGGTAGGTTCGAAAGTAGTATTAGGTGTCAACACACTAGCCCACTTTACTTCTCCACGCATAAATTGCGTACCCTTTTTTATATCACTCATATTTTTGTTTCCTCCATTATGTGATTGTGTATATAATATAACATAGTATTAATTAAAAGTCAAGGGTTTTTTGTGAACCTTCAGAACCCCATAACTGAACCGCCAATATAGGAAGACGGATGCGTAGCCATTGTGATATAGTGAGGGCTAGATCGGCTGACACATGGTTCATGTTTATGCTTCCCTCATATATTGATTGTAGATGTAGCCAATAAATACTTCTAAAGATTGATTATCTAAAAACTTTAGAATGTAATCATCTCCGTTTAGTCTTAGCTCATGTCCTAACTTCATCTCATACATATCACTAAGTATATTGTAATCAGAACCTAGTTGCATGTATTGATCTCTATTTAATTTTATTTCTCTATCGTTTAACTTTATCATTATATCCTCACTATACACTAATTAAAATAAAAGTCAAGCTCTTTTTTTAATTAGCTTTAACTTTTTTCTCCACTTACTTTTCTTGTAAACCTCCATAGTTCCATCTGCATATCGTACTTCTAACACTCCATGATTAGCATGAAGAGATGAGATAGTATCTTTACTAACTTGATCGGCATACATTTTATGTACATCATACTCAGTCATTAACCCACCACTCAGGTTTATCTCTGCCCTTCTCCCACTTAGCATAATGCTTTTCGTTTATACAGTAATCTCTATATGCTTTGATAGGATCATCGTTCTTGTACTCATCAGGCATAGCTTGTGCTAGAGGTGTCATATCATTTAGTTTTATATTGTCAGGTGTAGCATACAAAGGCAACGCAAGTTTAGATATACTTGCATGAACCTTACCGTATCTAAATTTATATTCAGAACCTAACGCAAGAAAATGTTGATACAACCACTTATAATTTTCACTAGATTCTCTAGCCCATATAGTGCAAGGATGATTCCAGTATGCTCTTTTGTATAAGCCTGTCTCATCTGCATACTTATCACCATCTAATTCTCGATGAGCAGTACACAACATCTGTGCTGTTTCCAATGGCATCTTCACTAGCATCTTATCAGGCTGTGCTTGTGCTGATTTAATTGGGCAATCATAAAAGTAAAATATATTCATGCGTTTTCTATCTCATCTAATTCTAATTGTAATGTTGTAATATGTTCCTCAAATACAGATTCACAATCATAGAATGCACTCTCTAAATTGTTCTTCGCTTCTCGCACTAAGTCTAACATATATTCCATGTCGCTGTCAAGCTTTACTTCTTCTGCTAGGAAACTTAACTTACATATAATATCATTAACTGGATAACATAATCCTTTAGCTTCTTTATTAATTTCTCTAGCTTTTACCAAGGCATCGTCAAGTTTATCTATTTTGTTTTGTATAATATTAGGTGTATTGAATACTCCATTCCATTCTGTTACAGAATTAAAACTAAATTTTCTATACTCATCTATCGATACATCAATACCTTCAAACCCATCGAAGTCTCCATAAAAATGTACAGGTTTTATATACCTTGATACGTCTTTATCTTTGTATGTAAATTTAACTGCGCCTTTTTCTTTGATCGCAGTAATAACATCTAGTGTTGCTGTTGATATATCAATCATTTTCCTTGCCCTCTATATTTTTTGTAGGTCTGTTTAGTTCTCTTTGGCATTGTAGAAGTGCCTACATTCCTTCGACCTTGCCAAGTCTTTTTACCTCTAACTCCAGTGTTAGATTTATGTTCTATATTTTGTGTTGCTTTCCTCATGAATATAATTGTTTCATACTTTTAACATAACTCATCGCAAACAAATCCCAAGATGCAGGTGAGTACTCTTTTAGTTGTGCTATCTCTAGCCCCTCCTCATACCACCTCTCTTCTAGTTCTTGTTGTATTAAGTTGCTCATTAATTCCTCCTCACTTTGTATATGCCTGTCAACTTTTGTTTCTTAGGATGCTCAGATAATATAACTGATTCCCATATTTCTTTTTGAAGTCTAACAGATTCTTTCTTATCTGTCAAGCCCTGTATCTTTACGTTATTTAATTTAGGTTTCCAAGTCTTGTGGTATTGTTTTATTTGATCACTCCAATACCACTCAACCATCGTACCATTATCATCGTACTCGAAGATAGGTTTATACACTAGCCCTCCCTTAAAGACTCAATCATATCTTTCAAACTTTCGATCTCAGATTTTAACTCTTCAATCTCACATTCAAGATTACTATTCAAATCATCTGCATGTTGAATAGCATAGTCATGATTACGTTCTATGTTCTCTTCAGCCTCGTGTATGCTGTTATGTATATCAAGAATTGGATCAGCATACTCCACTACTTCTTCAATGTAATCTCTCATCATTGAAAGTAAATTAGTTTCTCTAGCTGTGATATCGTATCCACTCATATAGCCCTCCTATTTATTTTTATATTAGTATTATAAGTTATATTTATAATAGATATATATTATAAATAATATTTATATTAATAAATATATTTATATATTATATAATATAATATCATTATAACATATGTCTTTCCAAAAGTCAAGTGCTAGTTTTTATAAGGAACTAGCAAACCTTCCTCACTATGCTGCTAAAGTCAACAGATTTTTAGATGCCTGTCTAACTTTATCCTGCCTAGCAACCTGTATCGCAGCAATATTTTTCTGTGCTGTCGACTTCGTTGCATCAGCATGAGTAGCCCAATGAGTCATTGTGTTGTATATAGCCCATGCTGTGCTACCCAACGCTTTTCTCTCATCGTTAGTATACTGTGTCCATAGATTCATAAGAGTTCTATTCCTATAAACTTCAGGCTCAAGCAGTAAACTATCTACTGTGCTAGTCATAGCTTTAACAGGTGTAACAAACTTACAGCCTGCTACATCAGCAAAAGTCTTGAACGCTTGATTGTCTGTAACAGATGTATTCTGCCATCTAATCCATCTTTCCGACTCATTCTGATATACATCAATAGCCTTTGACAACTTCCTAGCCGCATGATCCATGTTCAAGCCTGCAGTATGCCTTGCTTTAAACATTGCAAAACTGTCTAGAAATACTTGCCCGTTTAGACATATCATTCTAACCGCACCTACTTCTACATGGAAACACCATGAGCCATCAAAACTATTCCTAGTTGAGATTTGTAATGCTGTCTCTTCCTTGCCTTGCCCGATTGAATGAGCAGGTAAAGTGTAGACTGCATAGGCTCTCGCACCATCGTGGCTCACTTGTATATCTCTAGTAACTCCCGTTGTATCTAGATCAGAATTCGCAATGATTCTTTCTACAGTTCTAAATGCATCAGGATGTTGTGCAACCTCATAACTCTGCCCAACTATACCGACTGACTCATTGTTATCATCTCTGACTAGTACCTTTTTATTTGGTACAACTTGAATCTCATCATTAGCATCTATGTATTTAACTGGTCTTGTGTAAACATTAAAACCTGCTGAACCATAATCACCTAAGTCATTTAAAACATCATACGTTTTGTTAATTGATATTACATTATTCATTATTTTTTTACCTCACTTTTATTATTATTATTTTTGTTAACATCTTCTGCTAACTCCTTCCAATTTATATGATCATCTTCGAAAATTATATTATCAAAGTCTTCAAATAAATCTCTTTCTTCCATTATTTTCTCCTATATTATTTTAAGTATGTGAATTAAATCACATCTAATTTTAAATGTCAATCTTTTTTTTTATTTTATTTTACACCTCCGATTTTAATTTTGTTATCTCTTCATTCAAAAGTCTTATGACCTTTTCAAATTTATCTCGTTCTTCAACTGCATTATTTTTTTGATCTTGCATAGTTAAGAATGCTTTATAATAACTATCTGCATCTTGCACTCGATCTATAAATAACAATACACCACTCACAAGCCCGCCAATGTATGCACAAATACCTAATATAAAACTAAATAGTGTATCATCTAATGCAGCTAACCCCATGATAGATATTATTCCTAAAAACATAAACAACAACATTCCAACTATTCTCATTTCTTTTCCTCCTCATCTCTAATTTTTTCAAAGAACCAAATATTAAACTCATCTCTAACAGTGTTTAGATATCCATACCTGCCGCCAACATCCCAAGCGGGTACATCTGTATAATATCCTGCTAAGTCTTCCATATCATCCTGTATTTTTTGAGATATTTTTTCATAATCTCTATCTAAAACTAATTCAGGCTGTTTTAATACTCTAACATTCCATCCGTTTAATTTACTAACATAATCATCTAAATATTTTAAGTCATCACTAATCATTTTTTTGATCCTCCACTATTTTTTAATACTCTAATATTCCATGCTTGTTTTACCATTGTAACACATTCTTCACAATATGCACCTTCAACGTAGATTATTTTTCTACACCAGTTGCAATTATATTTTTCCATATTTTCTCCTATATTAAATTAAATGAGCAGTTTTAAATCTTGCTCAGGATATTTTTTTAAAGTTCAGAAAAGCTTTTGCTAGTCCATCCTCCATTCCTATGCACCCTGCCCGATAAAGCTTGATACAAATTGTCAGTTAAAGTATTACTAAGTAATGCTAAATGTTTACTATGAAAATTTTCATTATCTATATCTTGATCATACAAAGTAGTTATAAGTTTATGCTCTCTGATAATATCAAAAAGTATATTTCTTTCTTGTTCATCAGCACACGTGATTTCTATTTTATATTCTTTTCTTTTTTTCATTTTTATATTCCTATATTATTTTACATACTGTTTCTGCTTTCGCTTCATCAGGTTAGATACACATCTAACAACAGTAAGCAGTTTTAAATCTTGCTTAGGATTCCTATTAAATATTATTTTAAGCCACTTGTAAAGCACTAATTAAATTATTTTCTTTCAGTACCTTTTTCATCCTCTGCCCATGAGCAACATACGCCACGACTGGAACATCTTTATTCCAACAACTGCGGCACGTTCCGCACTTACCATCATTCAAGTATGCCTTGCAAATTTCTGCAACTGTAGGTGTATCATCAAAAGGAATTATAGTTGATGTATTCACACCTTCTATAATTTCACCATTCACACCATCACTTGAGAGCCTTACAACAACATTATCAAGCTTGTTTAGTTCATCGATAACCTTTTTAAACTTCTTGAACTTGTGCATTCTTGTAGGTATCCAGTGTTTTACCCAAGGTGTAGACTTGCAAATTTCTAGAATCTTTTCAGCTAGTCTTAGATCGTACATATCGCCACTATCGAACCATCTAAAATATCGATCATTATCTAGTTCAGCTATCATTTCAGATGCCCACGCTTCACGCTTCCAATCTTCTTTATTGTGAATACGTGGTGCTTTTACATTTGGAAAATTGTAGTTTCCCGTTGTTGCATAGCATCCCTTGCATGCATCGACTAACTCACCATCTGCGCCAATCGAAGCGGGGCACGTGTCTATCGCTTGAAGACTCCACGACCTACAAGGCATTTTACTAGCTTTACTTAATTTAATCATTTTTAATTCTCCATCTCACTCAACATTGCTAAACAATAATCTTTAAATCTAGGTAATGCGATATAATCAAAGACACTATCCCATCCTTTAAAATTTTCTAGTTCTCCTTCATATTTAAAATATTCCTGTTTAGTCCATCCATCAAATTCTGAATAAGTATATATAGCATAGCCGCCATTCCATACCTCATCAAAATCTGTAGTTTCATCGCATTTGTATTCATCCAATAAATCCACTAATAAAACTTTATCTAATTTATACGTTGCTTTCTCTATAATTTTAATCATCTTTATCACTCCTCATAATTTGGCATCTCTGCATTTAAATAATAATTATCTACTATTTGATCTAATGTATCAAACATTTTCTTTTCTCCTATATTTTAGCTGTTTCGATAGCCCTTGCGGACCTCTCATCAGTTCGGTTAATTCCGAAGACAGCAGGCAGTTTTAAATCTTGCCTAGGATTATTTTTTATATCTCCTTTTTTAATATTTCAATTAACCATTCTTTTTCATCTTTGTTAAATTCATCTTTAATTTTAGATGCTGTATTTAAAACTAAATCAAAATCAACTTTAATAATTACTTTTTCCATATTTAACCTCTAATCCTTCCATAGCCCTCAGACTGTTGGAAATTGTTGTAGAAAGTACCTTTTGAAGACTTGCCCCAATCAAAGCGGCTAGATGGTCGAGGTGCTTTAACTGTGCCCCTAACAAATCTTTTTGCTTTCCTTGCGGCAGCTTTGCATTTGGTTTCATCCTTAAAAGGTGCATCGTGTTTCTGATTGACATGATCAAAGCTTGAAACTCTAAGCCAAACATTCTCGCCAGTCTTTGCATTGACTCCTTGCAACCTATAAAGATTATTATTTTTATCTTTACCTAGTTGCCCCTTTTGATATTTGCCCTCAGCTTTCTCATAGTTGATTGCTACAGTTTTAACGAATTTCATATTTCTTACTCCTATATTGTTAAAATTTAATTCGTAAGACGTATATTACAGGAATGAATTATAAATA